GAAACTCAACTAATAACCAATATTGTAACTATAGAAATCAATAATGATACTTTAGAATCTTATGGCCAATGGCCATTTCCAAGAAACGTGTTAGCTAATGAGATACGGAAATTATATGATCATGGAGCTGGCTTAGTTATATTGCCAATGTTATTATCAGAACCTGATAGGTTTGGTATGGATGCAGAATTTACAGAGTTGTTAGCTACCACGCCAACTGTCATAGGCCAAGTTCCTGGCAAAGTTCAAAAAGGCAGCCCTGTAACTAGAGGCGTATCAACAATAGGAGCACCTTGGGAAGGATGGTTGTACAAATATCCAGGAGCTATTGGGCCTCTAAAAGAATTTGCAGATGCCGCAATTGGAGTGGGCATGTTAATTATATCACCAGAAGCTGATGGCGTTGTTCGTAGAGTCCCTCTCGCAGTAGATATAAACGGTGAAATATATCCTTCCATGAGTATGGAAATCATTAGAACGGCTTCAGGAGATGTCAGCTACCAAATAAAGACTGGCGAAGCTGGAGTTGAAGCTCTAAGAATTCCAAAATATGGTATTACTAAAACCGATCCTAATGGCAACATATGGGTAGACTTTCGCTATAAAACAGAAGTTATTCCCTTACATACAGAATTACCAGATCTAGCCAATAAGATTGTAATACTGTCTTTGACTGCATCTGGGTTAGATAGCGTTGTTGCTACTCCTATTGGTAATATGTACAACCATGACCTGTTAGCCGCAACAGCAACCACAATGATGTCTGATACAAATATAACAAGGCCGTGGTGGTCAGATATTACAGAGCTCTCTGTTTCATTTGGTATGGGGCTAATTATAGCTCTTACAGTACTAATATTTAAGTGGTATGTAGGCGCTATATTGTTACCTGTGTTTATTCTGGGTTCCTTCTATGGAAGTTTATATGTATTCGATACTAAGAGTTACTTGCTAGACTGGTCATGGCCAATACTTACAGTATTTGTCGTATGGGCAGTTGCAGCATTCATGAGATTCATGCATGAGTACAAAGAGAAGATGGCAATCAAGAAACAATTTGCTGGGTATGCTAGTCCAACTGTGGTACGTATGTTACAAGAAAATCCTGGTCTCATTAAGGACGGTACGAAACGTATTGTATCAATTTGCTTCAGTGACCTGCGTGGCTTTACTCCGTTAGGGGAATCATTTGGTGATGATGTTAAAGGCTTAACTCTTATTATGAACGGATACATGGATGCTATCACACAGCCTATACTTGATGCTGACGGTATGGTCATTAAGTATATTGGTGATGCTAGTATGCATATACACAATGCTCCTATCGACGATCCAGATCATCCTAAAAGTGCTGTTCGTACAGGAATACTAATGCTTAAGGCAGTAGAGAAGTTTAATGATAAAATTGTTGCAGAAGGAAGACCGCCTGTTGGTATGGGAGCTGGTATTAACACTGGCCTTGGTTACATTGGGGAAATGGGGTCAACTGCACGACACAGCTACGACATCCTTGGAGACGCAGTTAGTACAGCTGCAAGAATAGAAAGCAAATGTAAAGAGTATGGATGCTTGCTGTTAGTAGGTGGCGCAACTGTTGAAAAATGTGATGATGAGTTCTTCTTTCTTAAAGTAGATGACTTAGCAGTTAAAGGTAAAACTGTAGGCATTGCCATCTACACAGTACTATATGATATTAAGCCCCATTACAACGCAAGTCTACGTACACATAACGAAATGCATAGTATGTATCAACAGCAAAAATTTAGAGACGCAATTGATGTATGTGAAACACTAAAACCGCATTTTGATGGCAAGTTGGAAAAGTATTATGATATGTGGATTGAACGTTGCGAGTACATGGAGACTCAGGACTTGCCTGAGGACTGGGATGGGGTATTTCACGCTTCAACTAAATGACGGCTATTTTTTCTTGAATACCGTGATTACAAATATGATAGCTGTCTGCTATATCGCTAGCAGGGTTCATTGTAGTAGAATCTAAGATTTCATTAAGATCAATATTAAAATCTTGATTAAATTTTAAAATTGCTTCTTCTTTAGAAGCATTGCCCTTACCTATAGAACTTCTTTTTACGGTTGTCGGCGGTACTGTAGTATATGGTATGTCTCTTCTGAATAACTTATATTTTAATAAACCAGTATTCTCACCAATATGGAACACTCTACCAGTAGCTGCAAAAGCATAGTCTTCTAACCATACGTGATCGATATGATATCTACTTAATATATCCATAGCCCAATTTGCTATAAACGTATACTGCTCTATCCTAGAATTGAACTGCTTAGGTAAACGCGCACCTTCCATTATACCAAACTCAACGTCAATAGTTCTAGCAAATTTTTGTGTACGCGTTAAGTAATAAAAATCATAATCATTTCTTACATTCACACATATACAGGGGCTAGATGTACTATAATCGATTCCTACATTAGTCATAGTCACTAACTGGAGCATCGTTAGAATCAGTTGAATCCATATGATCTACACCTTTTCCGAAACTAACACGGTCAGTCATACCTAGCCCAAAATCATCATCAATCTCAGCGCCCATTGTATTCAACACATCTCCACCACAAAAGGGACACATGTTTGGATAATCTGCCGTATAGTTTAACTGAATTTCGGTTTGATCATATTTTAATGTATAAATTGATCCACAATCATTACATTCGTAATCTTCTATTATTAAATCTGTTTTATTATCCATTATTTCTAGTTTGCCCAAACTTCTGACCAGTCGCCAGACAATGCTCCTTTAGCATAATCCGTCGCTCTATTCTCAAAGAAGTTAGTATGTGTAGGTGCGTTTATCATTTCTTCGACCCACGGAAGAGGATTCTTTTTAACTTTAAAGATGCCCCTCATGCCCATACTAATTAACCGTCTATCAGCAATGTATCTAATATATTCTTTCAATTCTGTATCTCTTAATCCTTCCACTCTACCCATTGTGAATGCCAAGTCAATAAATTTATCTTCTAACTCTACCATCGTTTCGCACACGGAGTAGATTTGGCCTTTTAACTCATCGTTCCATAATTCTCGATTTTCCTCTACATATACGCGAAACAATTTAATCAGTCCTTCACAGTGCATAGTCTCATCTACAATAGACCATGTAACAATCTGCCCCATTCCCTTCATCTTACCATGACGTGGAAAGTTCAATAGCATAACAAAGCTACTAAACAATGCTAGACCCTCGGTGAAAGCGCTGATAGCAGCGATTTTAACCGGCAGTAAAGCTCCGTTCATTGCTTTGCTGTGGAAGAACTCATGTTTCTCTCTCATAGCATCATACTCTAAAAACTCATTATACATTGTATCTGGCATACCCAGAGATTCAATTAAGTGACTGTATGCTGCTATGTGTAATGCCTCTCTTGCTGCAAAACCGCTTAACATCATTCTTAATTCAGGCTGTGGAAAATGTGGTAGGTAGTTGTTTATATAACCACCAGCAACATCAATGTCACTTTGCGTGAAGAATCTAAATACATTACTTAAAAAATATCTCTCTTCTTGCGTTAATCTACTTTTCCAATCCTTAACATCACCAAGCATAGGAACTTCAGTATGCAACCAATGAGACTGTTCATGTTTTAACCACATGTCATATGCCCATGGGTAGTGAAAAGGTTTAAAATAGTCTCTAGTATCTGTAACTTTTAATTTATCTACCATGTCTTTACTATCCCTCGCATGCAAAACATTCTTCTGCATCAACTAATGCAGTGATGTCTAATTCTTTAATTATACTACGTTCAATACTTCTTGAAATTTTATCAGCTTTTCCAACCTTCTCACTACGGCAGTAATACAATGTCTTCAAGCCTAATTTCCAAGCAAGAAAATGAACAGCATGAAGATATTTAATATTTGCATCAGGTCTAAAAAACAAATTAATAGACTGAGCTTGGTCGATAAATTTTTGTCTGTCAGATGCGTGCTCAATGACCCATCTTTGATCTATTTCCATTGAGGTTTTAAACAGTTCCTTCTCTTCATCAGTTAAACATTTCACGAGCTGGCAAGATCCCTCGTTAGATATGATCTCTCTCCATATTTTATCATACACCAGCGAAGAATCTTCCTCGCATTTTTGTGTAATCAATGCATCTAAATATTTATTCTTGTTTAAATACGCTCCGGACAATGTATCTTGTCTGTACGCATTGGCTCTCCAAGGCTCTACTGAAGGAGAAGTATTGCCCATAATAATACTAGAAGATGCATTAGGAGCAACAGCCATCATATGACTAAACCTAAAACCAGTTCCTTCTGCATCAGGAGCTTCTCCTCGCTCTTCAGCTAATGCCTTATTGGCCAATTCCATATTCTTTCTTATGTGCCTAAACATACGCACGTTCAATGATTTAGCAGCAATGCTTTCAAACGGTACCATCTTCTTTTGTAGAAATGCATGAAATCCTAATGCCCCTAATCCTACGCTACGTTCACGTGCTGCACTATATTTTGCTCTACTGATAGCATCAGGCGCTTTATCAATAAAAAATGTTAGTACGTTGTCTAGCATCTCAGCAATATCTTTTATGAACATTTTATCTCGCGACCACGAATCAAAGTGCTCTAAGTTAACACTTGATAGACAGCACACAGCTGTGCGTTCTTTACTGGTTGGCAATATAATCTCACTACATAAGTTGCTCTGGTTAATCTTTAACCCACGCTTCTTTAACCAGTCAGGCAAATGTTTATTAGATGTATCAATGAAGTGCAAGTAAGGCTCGCCAGTTTGCATTCTCATTTCTAATATGCGTTGCCAAAGTTCTTTAGCGCTAACAGTTTCTACTACTGTTTCGCTGTGGTGCGGATCAATAAGATCCCAGTCGTCATTTGCTTCCGGATCTTGCATGCAACGCTCAACCAATTGCATAAAGCTATCTGGTATATTTAACCCATGATGAAGGTTTAAACATCTAAAATTTTGATCACCAGTTGGTTTTCTCATTTCTAGGAACATAAGAACATCTGGATGAGATATATCTAAGTATGCGGCGTAACTACCTCTACGAGTCTTGCCTTGCCTATAAGCAAGGGAGCTGGCATCATACATCTTTAAATGAGGCATAACACCAGTGGATTTGTCATCGCTTGATCGTATACCAAACCCAATGCCCACACCACCACCAAGTATTGATAGCCAATTAGTTTCACTAAGATTATTAACTAGACCCTCTGCGCTATCTTCAATGTAGTTTAGATAGCAGCTGATAGGTAGACCTCTTTCAGTCTTACCATATGCAAGAATAGGAGTACTGTAACTTAGCCAATGTTTACTACTATAGTCATATAAACGCTGAGCATGCTCAGGGTTACTAGAAAATTGTTTTGACACAAACGCAAGCCTCTCCTGTGGAGAGGTTTCAGTGTCTCTCATATATGATTCTTTGAGTCTCTTTATTCCTGATGGATCAAATAGTGCATCTCGGTTTGGATCGACTTTTATTCCCATCATTTCCATATCTTTATATCTCCTCCGTTAATGAATTCCAGCATACCGGGAAAAGTTTCCGTGCATGCTGGCTGATTTGTTTTGCTATTATTCTTGTTTCTTCTTGAGCAGTTTCATGTAAACGTAGAGCACAAACTCTTGCAAATGCGTACAACGTTCCACTCCAGTACCATTCAGTCATCATGCTTTGTGGCAATACCATTCTTGCTTGCTCAGGTGCAACACCTTTTCTGAGCAATTCTTCATAAGTCCACTTTGCTTGTTGCGTCGCGAGTTGATAATCATTAAGCATACCGTTATGAGAATTAATGTCTATTTCTTCGTCAGAACTTCCTTGTTTTTTGTCAGCAGCTTTACCTCTCCATACCTCTGGCTCATAAAATTCAACTTCAAAATCAACATATCTACGACTTATCTCATTCCAAGATAGGCCTACCTGATGCTTTACTAATTGACGAGCAACAAATACTGGAGCTTTTATACGGAACTGCATAGAACTATGAGCGAACGGGCTCCAGTGGCCATGCTTTGCCAGAAAAGAAATAAGTCTGGAATCTGATTTTTCATCTAACTCGCTGTGTTGATTAGCAAATGATACTCTCGCTGCGTTGACCACTGACAGATCACTACCCATCCAATCAATAAGATCAACTTTCATCAACACCTTCTCCAATTTACTAATGCCATATCAGCTTGTAGGCCACTATATGTGTTTTGTTCAATTATTAACTTAACGTCAGCTTTATTCAACCCACCGACAATCATATCATTAATATCTTTATGTTTTATAGCCTGTGGCCATATAACAATACTATAATGTCTATCGATAGCTCTCTTCATCTTCTTTATTATCTCTATACTTCTTGGTTCATTGTCATATATCATTACTGTATCAATATCAGTCAATGACATTGTCTCGCTAGACCCGGCCATAGCGATACAGTTGTCTACAAAAATACTATCTAATGGACCTTCTGATACATATACTTTTTTATTAAAGTCAGTTCTATCTAACCCAAACATTTTTGGCTTAGTGTCGTCTAGCATTATGGTTATATATCGTAGCTGGGAATTGGCTTTAAATGAACGTCCCTGATAACCAAAAAACTTATTTTTCTCGTCGAGAAATGGAATAATAAGCCTTGATTCGTCTTGGAACGATCCCTTAAATTTACCCGGTAGTATGGTGTTAGTCCACTCACAAAACGTAGGACAGTAATATAACTTAGCATGATATTCATTAGGAATTTGTCTCCTAAGAATATAAGTCTTAGCAGGGTGATTCCATTCCAACTGAGATATAGTCTTTAGTTTTCGTAGCGGGCTACCTTTACGCTTGTACTCAGGAAACGCATTATTCAGAAAGCTACTGCTACTATTTCGTACATTTGGAATTGTAATGTCTCCTTTATCTATCTCTTTTGAGTCCTTGAGGCCTCCGGACTCTTTCAGCTTCTCTAAAGAGTATTGTTTGTATAATTCAGGCACATGGTCCTGTAAAAACTTGTCGAAACTTCTACTTACTCCACAGTTATGACAGAAAAAGGGATAAGT